AATTTGTGCCATCTGTACACGCTCCAAGAGCGTTGTGTCCCATAGCAGTATGTTGACCAGTTGTTGCACAAGCATCCAGTGCATTAGCACCTACTGCGGTATTACTGCTTGCCGTTGTGTTTGATCCAAGAGCAGAATGACCTACAGCAGTATTTGATCCACCTGTTGTATTTGCAATTAAAGAAGAACTACCAAAGGCATTATTTAATGTTCCTGTCGTATTTGCACCAAGTGCATGATGACCAAAAGCTGAATTATCATTAGCCGTTGTATTTGCATCCAGTGCATTAGAACCAAAAGCACACAGTGATTGACCTGTAGTATTGGCTCCTAAAGCAGCATAACCAAAAGCATTTGCATTTGTTCCTGTGGTAGTTGCATCTCCTGCTTGAAAACCAAAAAATGCGTTATTAGCACCAGTTGTTACTTGTCTACCAGCATCATACCCCACAGCTGTATTATAACTAGCAGTTGTCTGCGCACCTAATGACCCTCTACCTACTGCAACATTCTGAGTGCCTGTAGTTAAAGTATTTAATGAACCATATCCAACAGCCGTATTGGATGCACCTGTATTTACTGCACCTCCAGCATCATATCCAATAAAAGTATTTGCATCGGCAGTTGTTACAGCATCACCAGCATTACCACCTATGATAGTATTAGAGGCACCAGTTGTTATTGCTCCACCAGCAAGAAAACCAAGTGCAGTATTATTACTTGATGTAGTACAGGCAGTAAGAGCAGCACTTCCTACTGCAACATTCTGAGTGCCTGTCGTAACAGCATCTCCAGAAGTAGCTCCAACAAACGTATTGTTGGAACCTGTAGTTACAGCATAACCAGAACTTGTTCCTACAGCAGTATTCGTACTACCTGTCTCATTTGCATTAAGTGCGTTAGTTCCTACGGCAGTGTTATTACTTGCCGTTGTATTTGCCCCTAAAGCATTACGCCCTACTGCAACATTATCAGCACCTGTAGTATTTGCATCAAGTGCTGTATGCCCTATTGCTGTGTTGTAACTTGCCGTTGTATTTGCAACACCAGCAGAACTTCCTATAAATGTATTTTCTTGACCAGTTGTCGTTGCATATCCTGCCCTATAACCAACAGCAGTATTATTCATATCAGCATTGCCAGAAGGATTTTGTACAAGAAGAGCTTCATAACCCACTGCAACTGATTGATCGCCAGCCACGTTAGCACCTAGAGCGTCCTCTCCCACAGCAACATTTGATATGCCTGTTGTATTAGCATCCATTGCTCTGTAGCCAACAGCAGTATTAACACCTGATGTATTTGCAGTTAAAGCATGTCTACCAATACCTGTATTATTATTTGCAGTAGTTGCAGTGCCAGCATTCTCACCTACAAAGGTATTATGAGAATGTGTAGTTATCGCATCACCTGCTGCATATCCAATTAAAGTATTATTATCACCTGTAGTAATTGCTGTTCCAGCCTCATCGCCAACTGCTACGTTATAGTTACCACCAGACTGTATTGAGTCTCCAGCGTGTTCTCCTGCAACAAAGTTGCTTGTGCCAGCCGTTTGCGTCATTAGCGAGGTAAAAACAGCATCGGCTAAAGCGTTTACTACTGCCGCACCACTTCCTGCACCGTCACAATACACGGCGGCGTTATGTCCGTTTGGAATAGTGACATTTGCCCCAGAACCTTGGGAAAGAATAACATCGTCTCCAGCGGCATTTTCAATAATAAACCAAGCAGGTGATGTGTTTGGAGCTATTGTTATTGTGCAATCTTGACTTAATGATCCTGTAAACTTAATTGCGCGGTACATGCCGTCTTGAAGATTTTCAGTCCCAGAGCCTGGAGAGGCTTCTCGAACAGTCAACGTGGCTGTAGAAGCATCACTTAAAGCCACCGCTTTGTACGAAGCCAACCTATCTACAATATCAAGGTTGTGGTTCGTCGTAGTACCCCAAGTACCCGCCTGTTCTCCAGAGCCTATTTTTTCTAAACTAAAGCCTGTTGTATATGTAGAAGCCATGATCTTTTCCTATGCCGCTATGTCTGTCCAATCTGGGGTTTGAGAGTCATCAACCGCAGACCAGTTAGGTGTTTGTGAATCGTCAACCGCAGACCAGTTAGGTGTCTGTGACTCGTCAATAAGACTCCAGACGTTTGATTCTCCTGTGCCACCCGTGCCAACAACGCCTGTTGGGATAACACTTGCGCTACCAGTAAGCGTAACGGTGCCAATTTCTCCTGTTCCCTCAACACCTGTAACCGTAACACTTGGAGCGTCTCCGGTAACCGTAACCGTGCCAAGCGACCCTGTAGCCGCAACGCCCGTTGGAGTAATGCTTGCGCTACCCGTAATGGTAACGGTGCCAACACCTCCCGTACCCGCAACGCCTGTAGCAGTAACATCTGCGTTTGCCGCTGGAGTGACTGTTCCAACCGCACTTGTACCCGCAACGCCTGTAGCGGTAACTGTGCTTGTACCTGCAACCGTGACTGTTCCAACCGCGCCCGTACCCGCAACGCCCGTAACCGTAACAGACATTGCGCCTGTAACTGAAACAGTGCCAACGGCACCCGTACCCGCAACGCCCGTAACCGTAGCCGTGATACTTGGAGTAACAACCACTGTGCCAATGGCACCTGTACCCGCAACACTTGGAGCATCAGCATCATCAGCGGCGTTCCACGCACCTGAGTTCCAAGTACCCCTTCCCCAGCCTGAGATGTTTGCCAAAGCATTGTCCTCTACGCAATCCTAATAATCGCCGTACTTGCAGCGGCAGCAGGAAAAGCCACCGTAAACGTACCCGCTGTGCTGGTTTTGTTTCCACCGAAATCAAGCGCACAGACCGCTTTATCACTATTCGTGTCGTTATAAATTAAAGCTCCTCGTGCTGTGATTGTCGCTGTCGTAAAGCTAATATCAGAAAAATCCGTAAATCCAGTGGTTCCTGAAGTAGAAGGGTTTACGTTGGTTAATGCTCCTCCGCCAGCCGTATAACTACCACTGTTGGCAACTTCCCCCGTAGTAGTATAGGCTGTTGTAGATGCCCCTAATGTAGCTGTAGTAGAAGATTTTCCTCCTCCACCAATAGCGTATAGAGCCAGTTTAAAGCTATTCCCCCCAGAAGCGTCAAAATCATGGGTGGCAGACAATAATTCGCCTTTAAATGATGTACACATCGCCGTTGTAATTGCCATATCACAAACTCCTTAAATTCTTCGCCAGTTCAGGGTAACCAGCTTCCCTTAGTTTAGCCGCTATGGTTGCCCTATCTTGATCCACAGCATGTTGCATATAATACACTATAACTCCACGAACAGTATTTTTAAAAGCCATTGCTTGCTCTCGAAGAGGCTCTGGAGCGTCTTTAGCCACATAAAGGATCTTATCTACCGCCCTTTGAGCAGCTTCTTCAACAGAAAGACCTCTATTATCCGTTGTTATTACATCGACTTCGCCTACAGAAAGAGAAACATCTATATCAAACATTTACCGCCTCTTTCAAAGAAACTACCTTGTCGTGTCTTCCATACAACACGGGTTTATCTACAGGCTCTGGTGGCGTCGTTTCTGACTTTTTAGTTACTGTTAAGGCACCATCTTTAACAGACATGACGAGCGGGTCATCTAATCTATGATAACCGTAAAGCTTTTCCTCCTCTGGAACATTTGTATCTAAAAGAGTTGAGTCTTGTGCAACTTCTATTTGCATTCCACGAGCAACAGCCGCTGAAATCCAGAACTCCGTACAGGCTCGTCCAGCTTCTGCCATAACAATATTAGATTTATACGAATAGTCTATTCCGTAAAGATAAAGATGCGTGACTTTGTGGTAAATAGCAAAAGCTATAGCGTAAGGAACTGTGTTATTAAAGTAACACAATCCCGTATCTTTAACGACCTCTTCAAGGGGGTATTTCACCGCACCAGGTACACGGTCATCTAAAGTACACGTATATATAGGACCTTCATGTTTGCCCAAAGCTTTTCGCATAGCTTCTGTTTGTGGTCCGGCATTTTCTGTGTCAAGAAAACGTGAAGCTGGGTCCATCATAAAAACACGGTCATGTTTTATTGGAACCATCATAGAATTAATTGCCCACACCTCGTCAAAATACTTCCCGTTTGCAACAGACGAAGTAAAAGCCCCTTGGGTGCTTCCAAGACCTACAATAGCGACGTGTAAATCTTCACTTATCATTGAGGAGGCTTTCTTAAACTGTCATATCTATATTGATCGTGGGTTTGTTCAGCTTCACCAAGGTTTTTGAGCCACTGCAACGATTCCATATATCGTGCGTTGTAAAGCTGCAATAAATCAGGTTCACCTTTCATAAAAGTATAAGCCTCTACAAGACTGCCGTATAAAAGACACAACTCCGCATTGGTCCCTAAATAACTTGTTCCATCACTGGAAGCTGTTATTGATTGAGGACGATAAAAGTAATGAAGCTCCATCGTATAATTAGCGTCTGGAGTTGGTGCCAAAACAAAACTGTCTTCATCCCAACTAGCATAGTAAATCGGTGTTCCTGTCGTAGCGGGGTTTGGTGTGTAGTCTTGTAAAAAAGTTATGTGCTTGTATTCAAGAAATTCGTTAGCGGAACTATTAAGAGCACTTAACGAGAAGGGAGCTAAGAAATCCGTAGGTTTTGTAAGAAATTTAGACGATTGCGTAGCAGATCCCGTAACATTCTTGCGAAAGTCATCTAGCTGACATTCTTTAAGAATGCGTTCTTCGGCATTTAAAATAAACCTAGTTAACTGACTTACAAACGTGCTTTCAGCATTGTCCGTATAATCTTGGATAGCTTCTTTTAATGTTGTAAAGGTAAAAGCCATGTTATGCACTCACTGTTACAGGACCAGCAGAGGCAAAACCCCCACCTCCCTTAACACCTCCTGTGGTCGCGGTTTCACCGCTAACGGTAAAAGTAAAGGTGTTATCTGTTACTTTTGTTATAGAATATCCGCTTGAATTTTCAACAACAGATGATGTAAAACCATCAAACGCTTCAACATCTCTAAATCTAACGGTATCTCCAGTGCTTCGTCCATGCCCTGGCTCATTAACTGTAATAACAGATGTCCCAGAACTTCCAGACTTAAACCCATTAAAAGGAAGAAGAACCGTAACTTCTGGTTCTACTCTGGCGGGACGGCTAATTCTTAAAGCTTGAGGGTCGGCTCGATGATGCTTTGGATCTAGTTGCGGCTGTTTTGCTTCAAACTCGTCTCTTCCTACAAGTAAGCCATTCCATTCCAAAACCATTTCGTGAAGAGGATAAGCTCTGCCAGATCTGTCTGATATTCCTAAAGAGTGTTTTCCAGAAGCATATCTTGGCATGTTACACCCTCATAGATTGGTATGTTGGAACCAACCGCAAAGGAACGCCGTGCTCTATATCTTCTGACGAAGCTCTAAAAAACTCTTCTTCGTATATTGTTTTTAAAATTTGTATGCGGTCAGGAGATCTTTTCAGAGCAATTTGGTAAGCCAATCCAGCAACAATACAAGGTAAAAACCTATACGGTATGTCAGGAGTGTTTACGGAAGCATCCGCATCTTGAAGCTTCTTTACCCTATAATAAATCAGTTGATCTGTAGAATTTTCCGGGGCTGGCCAAACAGTTATTGTAGGCGTTATTTGACGGTCAACATAAAACTGAGTTGGTCGTCCTTGTGTGGTTTTCTTGGGAACACTAAGGTACTCTTGCCGACTAATTCTGGTTATAGCCACATCTTCGCTATCTCGACGTAAAACCGCCTCAAGAATATCTCCAGAAGCTTGAACATCAAACAAAGTAGGGTTTGAAGATATTGTCGTGCTTGCGCTGCTTGAGCTACCCGTAATGGTTTCCCCAGCTGTAAAATCTCCAGATGGAACCGTTACCGTTATGGTAGTTGAGCTTGGCTTTGTAATAACAGAAGCCGTTACACCACTGGTTCCCCCGGTAATAGTCTCTCCAACACTAAGATTTGTAGAGGCTCCTACCGTAGCCGTTATGGTTCCTACGGGGTAAGACGTAACAGCAGATGTTGATGAAAGATTGGCTACAGTCTGTGTAACCTCATCTACAGTCCATAAATTAAGGCCTCTGTTGATCCAATCAGCAAACAGAAGATTTAAAGACCTACGGGCCGTCTTAGAATCATAGCCTGTTCTAAGTTCGAGGCCACATCTCTCAAAGGCCTCCTCCGCTATTTCGGCCATATTAAGATTAAAATCAACCGATCCAGAAGTTGCCATGTCTAATTCCTATCCAGAGATGGACAATCTTATAGCGACGGCCACCTGTCCTATTACTAATACACCTACACCCCATAAAATCTTAGTTATAAAATCTAAAGATTTTTGCACATGATGCAAGTCGTTGTTTTTTATAACGTCAATCCTCTCAGAAAGAAGCCGTATTTCCCCTTGAATCTTTACTAGATCAAGTTCGTTCTTTCTTTGAAGATCATCAGCCATGATCAGTACTGCTTCAGGCAATAAAGAACTATCGAATAAGTATCTCCACTGCTGTGTCCCACGGTTGTAAACTTTATGTCACCCGTTTTGCCGCCGGAAGCCGCAACATTTGGAAGACCACTAATATCCGAATATTCCAGAGTATCAGAATAATCTGCGGGAAGTTGAGCCGCAATAACATTGGTAGAAGCGTTCCAGAGAATTTTGACGCCCATACCAACATTAGTAAACACAATTTTTTGAATCCGAACTCCTGTACAGGCTGTTCCGTCCTGCAAAGACGAAAGTGCCGACACATCTACTTTTGTAACAGCAGATTCGCCAGTTCCGTCGCTGGTGTTTGTACAATAAAAAACAGCCTTTTTAGGACCATCTTCTACTGTGGTAGCAGTTACAGCATCCGCCATTTAACCCTCCTTTAAAAGGTTGGGGGGAATAATCCCCCCAATATTACTTATTCAAACGGGGTGGCTAAAGTGCCATCACCGTGGAGGAAGGCTTCACAATGCCATACAGCAGCCGTGGTAGCCTTTAAACGGATAATTCCGCCAACCAACCAGCCCTGTGCCGCTGAACCAAGATCAATGGTGTCATCGTCACTTGCGTCAGGGATAAAAGTGTTGGTGTCTCCAGCCGTTGCCGGATCAAAAAGCTGTGCAAAACCAGAAAAAAGATCACTGGCATTATCCGTATTAATCTGTCCGGCTCCAGTAAAAGTGGTTCCTACAATAAAGGTGTAGTGAAGACCCGCTGCCGCTGTTGGTAGCGTAACAACAATACCCGCTGCACGGTTAAGAGTGAAAACTGCGCCGGATTGAGTTGATTCAACGCTGTAAGTAGCAGCTGTTATATCAGTAACATTGTCATACGCAGAAACGTAACCAGTGGTGGTTATATTACCGCTTGTATCTACATCAAGATTAGTTGTGACGGCACCAGTTGTAGAGTCAACTGAGATCTGTTCAAAACCATTTTCAGATCTAACTGGACCATTAAAGGTTGTATTAGCCATTTGGCTTTCCTCCTTACAAAGGTTTCGTTCTAGCGTCTTGTAAGAGTCTGCTGGGGCAGTCGCTAGAGCTATTTATCCCAGAAAAAGAGTGGGGAGAGGTTTCCCTCCCCCCTTACGCTTTACGCACCAGGTGAACCGAACACACAACGTGGATCAGAGTAACCGTAGCTATAACGCTCACGGGCTTTGAACCGTACATTGCCTGTATCAAAATCACCTTCCATCTTCGTAGACATGGCCATGCGCTCAAAATGAACGAAGCCGCGAGGAGCATCCGTTTTAATAAAGAATGCATCGGTGTCTGTAAGATAGTGGTTAACGACATAACCCTGCGGGAGCATACCCATGTTCCGCGTGGCGTTAACGTCGTTGTCGGCAGTTCCCGGACGAAGGGTTGATTCAAGTAGTCTGTCTGCAACAAATTGCAGGGCAGGTGGTACAATCAACTTTTCGCCACGAACCGATACCTTGAGTCCACGCTCATCAACAAAGGCAGCAATGTCGATAAGTGCATTTTCAAGGCTGGTTTCGTTCAGGTCAGCTGCTGTGCTTGGCTCGTTACGAAGATCATTATTATTCGTAAGAGGGTGATCCGTTGCACAAAGCTCTTTGCCGTCACCGCCAGTAAACGTGCTATCAAAAGCATTATTCAACGTAGCCGCACCCTTCACCTGTTTGGTGTTGGCCATGCTACGTGCCAAAGCTTTCGTATAGCGCGAAGCTAGACGGTCATAGAGATTATCTTCAATTGCTTCTTCCGTAATGGAGAAAGCAAGAGCGATAGTCTCATGCGTATACCTTGCGGTGTACGCTTCTTGGGCGTCGTCAAACGAAACGGCTGAACCTTCAGCTTTCACTGGGGCTGAACCAAAACCAGAGAGCATTACTTCTTCTTCAAAGGCACGCTCTGAAGATTCAGTGTCATAAATCTCTGATGCTTCGTCGTCGTATCTGGCATACTCAAGACCGAAAAGGGCATTGAGGCCAGGTTCTAGCTCTTTTGCTAGTTGGGCTCTACTAATAGCCATTCTTCAATCCTCCTATACGCCAGTGGTTGAAGGAGTACCAGCCGCAATAGCACCATTGTTGCTATTGAAGTGGTTATTCAACCGTACAATTGCCCCGATACCAGCCGCTGAAAAATCAGCATTTTCTGGATCATCGACCCAACCTACTATACGCATTTGCAGAGCAGCCGTGGTAGCAATCGTGCTGATCGCAAGGCGACCTAACGAAACACCAGTAGCGTCTGTTCCTGTAATAGCAGTTGAGAAGTTAGCATTAGCAAAAACTGCGGCACGAGCCGTAGCTTTACTTGTCCACGAAGCATCCGTTGCAATTACATAAAGCTGCATTGGATCATCGTTGACATATGCTTTTACCGGGTGGTTGGAATCTGCCCCAGAACCGGGCCAGTAGTTACTCCAAACAGTTTTTCCAGTGGTACTTGACACATACTCACACCCCTGAAACACGCCAAGCAAACCAACAGTTCCACCAGCAGCCGCTCCAGGAGCGTCAATATAGCCAGTGGCAAGAGGTATCACAGGCTCACCGTGATACAACTTGTTAGTATTGCCATTTGCAATTTCATAAGCAGAGTACTGGGTCATACCAGTGGAATTAGCGGCTCCGCCCTGTTTACTCAAGGGACGAAGGCCAAAGCTTCCATTAGAATTAGCCATTTATATCTCCTAGTCCTCTCCTTGAGGACCTCCAAAAGTTACACGAGATTGCCTATCAGGTTTATTGATAGGCATAGCGGGATGTTGTTCACGAGCTAAGTCGTTATCAACCGCCGCCATTTGATTATGGGTCATGTTACGAAAATAATCGTTACGTTGCTCCACAATCTCAACCGGAACTCTTGCAAGTAAAAGACCACCTACGCCTATAACACCAGCATGTTTACCGTCCTCGATGGTCGGGATATCAAAATCAGGATATTCATCACCACGTACCAGTTCCCATCCCTCACGAGATCGTGCTGCTACGTTTTTACGGTCATCAAAACCCATAACTTCGGCCCGTATCCAACGATGTCTGTAACCCTCTGGAGCGGGTGGTGCGTCCAACATGGACGGTGGCTTCCAAGGTTCCCTGCGTGCTTGCCTTGCACGAGTTTGATCGGCTCTTGGCGTTCTCGTAGACTTTTGGCGAGTTGTGTTCTCAGTATCCATAGCTAGTTCCTCACATGTTTTGCATATTCTTCAAGTGGCACATTAAGCCTCTTCGCAATAGCAACTTGTGAAGCGGTTAGCCGCACAGTTTTTCGTCCACTTCTATTGCGGGATTTGGAAGATTCAGCCGACGCGACTTTTCTTCCCCCGTTAGACTTGGGACTTGATTCAAATTTCTGGGGAAATTCGTTTCTCATCCTTTTGTCAAGCTCATCGTAGTAGTCATTTGAGGTAGGGTCAAAGCCTTCATCCTCAATTAAACGTCTATGTACCCCAAAAGCGGCATATGTCATAACCTCATCTTCACCAAACCACTCGTTTTTTTGCGCCCAGGCCTCTGCTTTTGGGTCAGCTTTAACGGGCTGTTGGGGTTGTTGGGGCTGTGGTGTTGCAGGAGCGACAGGAGCTTGAGTAGGCTCTGGTTGCGGAGCTTTTGCCACATTAACTCGTGATCTTTCCAAAGAAAGCTGAGACAAAGCTTCTTGAGCATCTACAATTTTATCAACGTCGCCTACTTCATGGGCTTCTTTTAAAGCTTTTTTAGCAGATTCCAGTTGAGAATCAACTCTACCCTCAAATTGCTCTATATACCCTTTATCTAGGTTATCCAGACGAGTTTTTAAGTTTTCATTTTCTTTGCGAACACTTTCCGCAAATTCAATAGCTGTCTGCTTTTGACGTTCCTCTTCTCTAAACCGTTTAGTAAGATCATTGATCCTACCTTTTACGTTAGAACTATATTCTTCAAGCTCGTCAGTAGAAGCACTAACTTTTATCTCTGGTTCTGGTTCTGGTTCTGAAACAGGCTCAGATTCAGGAGATAAGTTTATTTCCGTGGCGTTTTCTTCGGAATCACCAACATCAATGTTGGCTTCGTCTAATTCAGGTGGCATGGCATTTCCTCCATGGTTTCCTTCTTCTTTCTATTTAAACATGCTTTATGTCATCAGGTTCTAAAATGGTCGCAATAACTTCGTCATCATTTATAATACGAACTTCGCCACCATCAATTTTAAATCGAGCACCAGCATAACGTCCTATGCAAACCCAATCACCTTCTTGGCACCAAGGGTTGTAAGATTTACCAAACTTAGCTTCATCTTTATAAGCCAACGGTCCTACTTTAAGAACGTAAGCAACAACCGTAGCCAGTGCCTCTCGGTCTACAACAGCATCCGGGATGTGAACGCCACCTTCCGTTACTGCTTTACCCATATAAGGCATAACCAGCAAACGCCAACCCGTAGGTTGCGGAAGACGCTCTTTAAGATTTTTCTCTACAAGAGAAGGGTCTAAAATTTTTTGATTTTTCTCTACATACGCAGAAGCAACTGCGGCATTTTTCGACGCTGCAACGTGGTCGGGCACGTATAAGGTTTTGGTCATTCTTCCTCCGAAGATTGCAAGAGATCCTTAATCTCTCGTTCAGCAAATTCTAACCCACTAAGCTCTCCAACGAGTTGCTTGTACGATTCCATATCTTTCGGAGAACCGTGTAGGATAGCATTCTGTGTTAATTCTATGCGTCCTTGTATACTCTTTAATAACGAATATGCAAAGGTCGTTGGGTCTGCCATTAATAACTACCGCTAAATTTCTTTCCTTTAACCGCTCCGCCTTTAGCGTATCTTATAGGGCCGCGTTCAGTAAAGCCCATTCCGCCTTGCATGTAACCTAGTTCATCACGAACCATGCCACCCATCTTCATTCCACTGGGAACACCAAGTTCTTTTCTAGCCATAGCTTTCTGTTCTTTCGTAGCTTTTTTAAGAACCTCCTTAGACGACGCACGATCATATTCATCATCTTCGGTTCCTGTAGGTTCTGACATTGTAATTCCTAATGCCTCAATTACATCAGCGTCAGAAACACCACCTTCAGGTGTTCGTTTGTCTGGGCTAAACATCACATCAACTTCTTCCATCAGAATGTTCCTTTTCCGCCGTTATTATTAAAATGACGAGCACGAACCTGGTTCTCAGTGCTTTTAATCAAAGAACTGTCTTCTGAATGCTCTTCCTTGTTCCGCATCAGGGGTTTCATTGACCCTATGCTTATAACCATAACTGAACCGCCTTTTTTAAAGCCAGCCATATCATTCATCATACTTGCTCTATTCATAAGACCACCCGCTTCCTTTCTGGACATATCCATTTGATCAGACATTTGATCAATCATACCGCCATCCCTGTACCCAGCTTTCATTTTTGCATACGCTTTAGGGCTAACGGTGCTTTTACTTTTAGGACGAGATGTTCCCGCCTTCTTCCGCTTGTTTATGTTTTCAACTAAAGACATTAACACCTCCATCTTCTACGAGCTTGTCTGATACGCGAATTAGGATCGTTCCGGGTTTTAGCAGAACTTCTCTTTAACTGACCCGCAGATCTGGCGCAATAACTCTTTCTACGTTTCGCGGCCTTACTTCCTTTTTTAACTTTACCTGTAACAGCTGTTTTAAGTTTAGAACCAGGGTTGGCTTTACGATACGCGGCAACACCCTTTTTCGTCATTCCAGCACCTTTGCTGGTCTTACGATAATTAGCACCTTTACCTTTAGTGGTGCGTCTTATGGGCTTTTCGCGTTTCCTAGCCATTTTGTTTCACGTGAAACATTACTGTTTCTCACTATACAAGTTATCAAATGTTACAGATGGGTCCATATAGCTTCCATCTGATTCTGCACTATGTGTCCACTGACTAGGTTTAAAGTCAGGAGCACCTTCACCTGTTTCCCACAAGGCTGGACTTGTTGTCCTAACCCTGTTGTTTGGTAATGCTATAATATTTCCTGTCCATTTGCCAGCGTCAGTAAGCTCAATAACATGACTTTGTTTGTGCTGCGCGGGGTCATCCGCTATATCTGACCCTGTATAATCAACAGTAAACATATATTTACCTGTATAAAACTCACCATCAATCTTACAAATCCAAGGGCTAGAACTCGTTCTATCATACTGTATGACAGAATGATCTCTGGAACTGCCC